AATTCCAATTGGTTTGCCGGTAATATTTTCTTGCAACGGGTTGTTGGTTCTAACGCGATGTTTCATCATTTGAATCAGTTCCGTAAGTATGACACATCTACTTATCAGGCTTCGTTCATCCATGATGGTAAAACTCACACGCGGATGATTGAGCCCACGAATTCTCTTTATGGAGGTGTCTTGAATACGGTCCGTGGTGATTGTGGTTTCATGTATGTTGTTGATTGGAATCAGCCACAATGTTATCTTGGGCTTCATACGGCAGGTGATGTTAAGGCCGGTCTGGCTTGCTTCCATATCATCACACAGGAGATGCTTAAGGAATGGATTGAGATCTACAAACCTCCCATACAACGAACACTTGTGGATAATGAGTATGTCGAGGTACAGGAGTTTGAAGGTGAGGGACAAATGTGTTTATATCCTGAGTACTCCGTCTCCCATGGCCATTACATGAATTCCAAGTCCCCTTATTATGCATCTGGGATGGAAGGTGTTTTTGTCAATGAGTTTGGAGAAATGGAAAAGTCTATGACATGTCCGACTCGTGGTGATGTTTATGAAGGATCTGCTGGTGTCAAATTTGCAACCAAAAAGTTCCAGACCGGAATGGCGCGTCGCACTGACGTTCTTATCCCGAAGGAGTGGTTTGTTGCGTTTAACACGTTCCTCTGCAGTTTAATGCCTGCACCTAATGCTGTTATGCAATGTATACAGTCAATTGCAACAGCTATTAATGGCATTTCTGTTCTGGGTATCAAAGCGATTCCAAAGTCCACAGCCGTTGGTTGGCCATGGAATAAGATCTGGAAGGTTTCGAAGAAGGGTCAGACCATGCATTATAATGGTGATGGCACATATACAGCTAAGGAATATTTGGTTCAGGTTGTTATGGAGCAGCTTGATGCACTCCGTACTGAACCGAGTAAATACATCAATGTCAATACGCTCAATATTAAAATGGATGAGTTGTTGCAAATTATTGGTGAACTGCTAGATGGTTCCCCTGAACCAAAGGATGCTCGTATTCTTTGCGCTGAGTCTCTTGTCAATTACATTATTGGTCGTATTCTCTTGTTACACATTTCCGATGCGATTCGGCGCCTTCCTTTTGTGGCCATTATGTTGGACTCAGGTGGTCCTGCATTTGATCGCTTTTTCCGCACTTTTAGTGCTCGTGTTTCCCGTATTCTTATGGGGGACATGAAATTCTATGATACTACATGTGCGAGTGGGTTCTGGATGGATGGTTTTTATGCTTTGTCAAAGGAGTACACTTCTATTCACTATCCGGATCGACTGGATGAGTGGGACTCTTACGCAAAGTCCTATTTGATGTGCATGGGATCGAGTCATGCTATCTATGGGAATGCACTTTATTACCTCCAAGGTATTCTCATTACCGGTCATTGTATGACCGTTGAATGGAATTGTTATCGAACCATTTTCATGATCTTTGCCTCCTATTGTTATGGACCATCTGATATACCCCGTGGTCCTCGTGAGTTCAATGATGATTTGAGTGTTATTGTGTTGGGTGATGATTTTGTTGTTGGATTGCGTGAGGGATCGGTGAGACTGACCATGCATCAACTCCAGAAGTTTTTCCTGGATGTTTTTGATGTGATCTTGACTGATCCGTTTAAGAAATCTGATTTTCCGGATGATTATCCGATTGAAGATTTCAATTTCATGTGTCGTAATGTGCGTTTCGACCATGGGAAATATGTGGGAATTTTAGAGCGTGAGTCCTTGTATGGCCGTATTTTCTGGTTGTCACACAAGGCTGGCCCGTTTGAGGCTGCTCTTATTGCCAATTGTGAGTCTGTTCAGCGTGATGTTATGCTTCAGGGAAAAGACTTCTTTGATGCGGTTGGCAGACGACTCTCAGCTGCCGCGTCGCGCTTGAATGTGCGTTTTATCCCCTTGACTTTCGAGGTGGAAGTTCGCGCTTGGAGCAAGCGCATGTAGGCACCCCGCCGACCTGAGCATGTCGTAAACTGCTCGCATGACCTGAGTATGTCTTAAACTGCTCGAAAACCTGGACATGTTTAACTGTCCCGATGGTGGAGTTGGAATCCCGCCGTTGTATAAAGCGTTTCACGCTCCACAGGGTGTTGCTGCCTAGAAAGTGCAACGCCGACAATCATTCTAGCAAATCTAATGTTGTCGAAAACTCTCAAGTCGATGAATCCTCGACTCAATATATGGATTCAGAAGCTCTCCCCACCACTGAGCAAAACCTTACTGTGTATAAGGATCAACCTGCACATGTAGAAGCTCTCCAACCCATGGATAGTACAGTGGTTTTTCAGGGGACGGAATTTATGGGTTCGTTTGGTCTGACTGACGTTTTGTCACGTTCATATCAAATCTCGCAGATGTCTTATAACGTCGGCACTGTGAGGGGTTCAGTAATTGGAGACTTCAAGTTTCCTCAGGATTTACTGAACATCCCACAGATTTCGGAGAAGTTGCATTATTTCTCTTTGTTTCGTTGCGACGCGATTCAGTTAACGTTTCGTGTCAATGCGACCCCTTTTCAGTATGGAGGTTATGTTGTTTCCTGGGCGCCTCAGCCTCTTGCTCAAGGAAACCGTTCTCTTCCCGATGACTGGCAATGGTGGTGGAATTGTAATCCACATGTCATGTCTATAACTGGTAAAGAGGCTCTTACGGTAACCATTCCTTGGCATTTGCCCAATGCATGGCTCCGCATTCCGATTCTCCAGTCTAATGATATGGAAAAGGCCTATCTTGCTCGTGTGAAGGTGACTACTGTGTCAACTTTGGCGAGCTCTACTCCGAGTGGTCCTACTACCATTCCTGTAACCATGTTTGCCTCATTTATTAATCCACGTGTTAGTGGCCCGACTCCTGGTGTTGTTGTGGAGTCCGGTAGCGCTTTTGTGGGTGAAGCTCAGATGAGTGGCAGGCGTGCTCATCGTGAGGCGGTTGATAAGTCCGAAAGTGGCACTCTTACTACTGGTGAGTCCGATTGGGAGAATGTTACTGGCGTTATTCGTACAATCGGTGATACAGCTGCAGCCTTAGCTCCTCTGGTTGCGCTTTTGGACAAACCTCCTACTGTTTCTGCTACGCAACCCGTAGCAACCAATCAGATTGTGGGTTTAGGATATGGTCTGGGATTGTCTGAGGCTCGTCCAGCGAGTCTTTATCCCTTTGATCAAGCCCCTATACTCTCAACTGTTTTTCCCGAAGGTGGGAAAATGTCATTGTTGAAATTTATGCAGACTCCCGCGTATGTTGGGGCTTTTAATTTCGATGGTACCTATGCAAGCAATCAGCTTATTTGGTCCATCCCTGTTAACCCCACTTACATGCATCAATCATCTGCTGTTCCATATATGGCATATCCCACCTTTCTTTCTTATGGGGCGGCTCCCTTTTCTTATTGGGCTGGTTCTATAAACTATTGCATTTATATCTTCTGTTCTGCGATGCAGTCGGCACGTATTCGAGTTACTCATATACCGAACGTGAACTCACCGCAGAACTTGGCAAGCTACACTGGTGATGTGGCAAGTGAAGTTTATGATATCAGTAGTGGCTCTGCTGTGATCAAGGTCAATGCATCTTATTGTGCTCCCACCCATATGTTGATGGTGGATCGTCAATTACCTCCAGACAGTACACTCCCTGAATTGGGTGGTGTGCAGAGGTACAATGGTGTGTTGCAGATCAATGCTGTCACTGATGTCATTGAATCCAATAGTACCGTCCCTAATATTCTTTATGGTATCGTCTATGCATCTGCTGGGCCAGATTTCCGTGTTACAGGCTTTGGGCGAGCTAGTCTCTCCCCTACTCCTAACACGGAGAGATGGTCTCCCGTCTTCGAACTGGAGCCCCCCCTCACTGTATTCCATGGTGAGGCACAATCCGTTCGTGCCGCATTCGAGTCGCAGGATTTCCAAAGATTCCGAGCCACAGAAATGTGGTCGTCGGAGGGATTCTGTGATTCGGAACCTATGACTGATATTGTTACCTATTGCAAGAGAGCATCTTTTCTCAATGTGTCCGTTTCTCCTCTGACACGTGTGAATGTTACGGTGAATGGAACAATGTACCCATTCGAATACTTCTCCAATCCATTTTGTTATTGGAGAGGATCGCTTGATATGCACTATTATAAGACCAGTGCTTTCCATGGTGATATTGTTCTGACCCGTGATCTCCCTGACAATTATGGTCCTCATTTTCCGGATGATTCGATTTCCGGGGATATTTATTTATGGAATGGAGGTCAGGTATACATGAATACTGGTACCAACCAATGCATCAATTCCATCAATGTTCCCTGGTGTCGTAATACTCCGTTCGCTTTTATTGGCGGACCTGTTGCAAATCAACGATATTATAGTCCTC